TGATATTTTATACAACACAGGTAAGAAGTTTGATGATTTTGATGACAATCTGGGTTCTCCACAAGAGGCTATTGAGTGGTACAGGCCCAGAATTAGAGAAATGCATAGAGTGTTGAAAGACACGGGCAGCATATATTTACAATGCGATAGTAATTTAGTACATTACTTAAAAGTTGAAATGGACAAGGTATTTGGGATTAAGAATTTCCAAAGAGATATTATTTGGCGAATAGGTTGGGTTAGTGGATATAAGACGCAAGCTAAAAACTGGATTAGAAATCATGATAATATTTTATATTATACTAAGTCCAATAAGTTTACATTTAATAAGGAGTATATACCTTATCCCGAAGGTTATGTAAGACATGGTAAAAAACCTAAAGGCAAAGGAATACCTATTGAAGACACTTGGAATTGCAGTGAGAATGATATTTTGAACTCTATACAAATAATGAGTTTTTCTAAAGAAAAAGTGGGTTATAATACACAAAAGCCTAAAAAATTGTTAGAAAGAATTATAAAAGCTAGTAGCAATAAAGGTGACATAGTAGCAGATTTCTTTTGTGGGAGTGGTACAACAGGCGTAGTTGCTAAAGAATTAGGTAGAAATTATATAATGTGTGATATAAATCCAAGAGCAGTGGAAATATCAGAACGGCGGATAAGCGAAGCGCGAATAAACCCAAACAAATAACGCTGTGGTGAAGAGGTGGGGGGATGTACGTAGTATGCAATTACTGCAACACGGAGTTCCAGGTTGAAGCTGGTACGGACCCTGTGGTTTGCCCCGAATGTCATCGTACGGTACCCAAGGGAACGAGGGACTGGTGGTTGGTGTATTACGAGGAGGTGCACAAGCCTTTACTGAAAGGGGGACGAGGAGAGAAAGCCGATCGAACTCATTCACGGCAAAAACAGCTCAAGCGGAAAATCGCGAAGGCCAACCGGGAATTCCGGTATCGTGTGGACCTATGACCCATGGGAGCTGTGGCGTAGATAATCTAAAAATTTGTGAGATTACCCGTTTACAATCTCAGAGAAGTCTGGTATAATGTAATTGGAACAAACAATAAAACAAATAAGGAGGAGATGAAAAATGATAAAAGCGATTCCTGAAATTGATTACAAGGAAACAATACCTTGCGGAGGGAAGGTCAGATATACGATAAATCCAGACACCGATGAATTGACTTACTGCTACTTCCAAAACTGCAAAGCTGGAATAGTTTGTAAAGATTGCCGTGGTTGGCAGACCCTCTGCCCGGCGTTTCAGGAATTGAAGGAATGGATGGAGGGATTGAAATAATGTAGGGCAAGGGTCGATGGCGGTGAAATCCCGCAGGCCGGGAAATCCCGGCCACCGCTCAACCTACTGAAAAGGAGGAGGATAAAAATGACAAGAACAGAAGCTGCCTGGAGGTTAAGAGAAATAGCAGACGAAATCTACGATAAGCTGGGTGAGATGGAAGACCTTTTAAGGGAGGTAGCTCCGGAAGAACTTGAAAGGGCTAGGGTTTACTGGATGGCACACATCGATGGAGCTCTCTTAAACCTCAAAGGACGGATGGGAGGAAGCTTCACAAGTTTGGGGGACACTATAGCAATCCTCGAAGAAGAGGAAGAGGAGGAATAATCACCAAAGAAGGGAGGCCAACGGCCTTGTAATTCCGCCGGGAGTCAATCCCGGCTTTTCCTTTTTAACCAGAGAAAAATCTTTAAGAAAAGGTGAAATTACCCGTTTATATGTAGCTAGAAATCGCTTATAATACAATTAAACAATCAATACTTCAGAGGAGGTAGGGAGAATGGCAAAGAAAGTCAACGAGGTAAAAGAGGTAAGGATAATAACGGTGAAGGACTTGGCGGAGGAGTTCGGTTTAACCTCGTCGGCAATTAGAAGAGCACTTAGAGCCGCAGGGTTAAGAGCTCCACAAATCCCTGACAATGAAGGGAAATTCGGTCCTCGAGCTAAGTATGAATGGCAAGAGGGCTCTGAGGAACTGGAACAAGTTCGCGATATTTTAGCCGAATATGTGGATTCCCTGGAGGAACCGGAGGAAGAAGAGGAAGCTGAAGAAGCCGAAGTCGTAGAGGAAGCCGAAGACGAAGAAGAGGAAGAATAAAGTTCAACATCCTCTCCCAGTTATCAGGAGAAGGGGCTAATCGCTCCTTCTCCTTTTTATGATTGCGGGAATTTTTTAATTTGAAACCATTTACAATTGCGGAAAAATCTAGTATAATACTATTGAAGGATGTTCGTGTGTTATGAGGCCCATAACCGCCACCGCAGGGCGGTTATTTTATGGGAGGTGTGGAGGTGATGGGTAGGCGGGTTAGGCGGAAAGTGAAGAACCCAGTACCAGATGAGCAGATTTTGGATACGTTTATTCAGGCCTACTACGATTTAGGCCTTATGACTTATGGTTTTGTCAAGGAAATTCTTGTAGGCCGAGGCGTACCGCCCAGAGGACTTATAGACTTGTTAGGAATTACCTCTAGTGAGGTACGACAGAACATCAAACAGAAGCTAGAGCTGATGAGTAACAAGAAGGACCAAGACCCGACAGAGCTTCGCGAGCTGCTTAAGGCACTTAGAGTTAGCATGGAGATTAGTTCAAGGGATGATGATAAATGAGTTTTGATTGGGGCCTTTTTGGTCCCAAGCAACTAGATGTGATTGCAAACAGCACAGCTCGTATTAACGTTTTGGACGGCTCTGTGAGGTCCGGTAAAACTATTGCTAGCTTAGTGGCCTGGATGATGTTTGTGTCGGAGGCTCCTCTAGGGGAGCTGTTGATGGTTGGTAAAACCGAGCGAACGTTGAAAAGGAACATCTTAGACGTTTTAGAACAAATTGTGGGTTCTAGGTATTTCAAATACAATTTGGGGGCAGGAGAAGCAACACTATTTGGCCGACGAATTTATTTGGTGGGAGCCAATGACCTGAGATCCGAGGGTAAAATTCGAGGTTTGACTTTGGTCGGAGCTTATGGGGATGAGATAGCTCTGTGGCCAGAAAGTTTTTTCACAATGCTGCTTTCACGATTATCCGTACCTGGAGCACGGTATATTGGTACAACTAATCCCGACAGTCCCTATCACTGGCTGAAGACGAATTATCTTGACCGAGCAGGTGAATTGGGCCTAAGACGCTGGCATTTTTTACTGGAAGACAATCCGAATCTTGACTCAGCCTATGTAGGGGCACTCAAGAAAGAATACGTCGGTCTGTGGTATAAGCGTTTCATCTTGGGTTTGTGGGTGCAGGCCGAGGGTGCTGTCTACGATATGTGGGACGATGCGATTTATGCGGTGGACGAGGTGCCGAGCCAGTTTACTCGCTACTATGTGGGGGTGGACTATGGCACCAGCAACCCGACGGTATTCCTGCTGGTGGGGCAGCACGGGGATAAGCTTTACGTCATTGACGAGTACTACTGGGACAGTGCCGAGCGAGGGCGTCAGAAAACGGATGCGGAATACAGCCGTGATCTCCAGGAGTTCATCAAAGGCCGCTACCCGCAGGCTATTGTTATAGACCCATCGGCTGCGAGTTTTATCACGCAATTAAGACGGGACGGAGTGAGGATGATACGACACGCTAATAATTCGGTGTTAGACGGAATCAGGACGGTGGCCGCTTTTTTACCACAGAAGCGGCTTTTCGTTTATCGGAAGAGGTGCTCGAACTTGCTCCGTGAGTTTACTGCCTATGTTTGGGATCCGCAGGCCCAGAAGCGTGGAGAAGACAGACCTCTGAAGCAAAACGACCACGCCCTGGACGCCCTGCGCTATGTGGTACATACGGTTTTCGGGCGATTAGCGCCTGGGGTATTATCGAAGCCTAAAGGTTGGTGATTGCGGTTGCTTACCTCACTGGATTTCCTTAGCACCGGCAAGCCCTGGCCGCCACCTTCCGAGGTGGAGCGGCTTACAAGATACAATCAGAACCGGCTACTTTTCGAGGGCAGGCATGAGCAGGTGTTCAAAGACTGGATCCGGCTCTTGCGTGAGGATCAGCAAGCCACCCTTGAGATGGTGCTAAACTGGCACAAGCGGCTGACGCTGCTCTTTGCTGATTTGCTCCTGGGCGAGCCGCCGCGGATTACTGCCGGCGACCAGGAAAGCCCTGAGCAGGAAACCGTGG